TGCACCAATAATAATTAAAGGATTAGGTAAATGAATAAGGAACTAGTAATACCAATATATGATTGTATGATTAGTATTCAAGTTACTAATAATATGCAAGATGCTGTAATGCATTTAGAATCAACTTATGGTTTTACTGAAGATGAAGATTTAAGTAATAGTGGTGGATTTTGTAATTCAGATCATTCACCAATTGAAAATAGACAAATTTATTATCTTGTAGTAGAATACAATTTAGATAAAAAAGAATACTGGGCCACAATTGCTCATGAAACAATGCATTTAATTCAAGAGGTATTAGAGTCTAGAGATATATATTATCAACGTAAGCAACCTAATGAACCTTATGCTTATATGTATGGATATTTTATATCAGAAAACTTTGAATTCTTTGAACAAGCATATACTAAATATAAACGATTAAAAATTAAATGATAAAGATTATAGATCTCAAAGATAGTAAGATTATTGTAGCTCCAGAATGTTTGGTTATAGAACCATTTAAATCTATTTGGGAAAAAGATAAATCTAAAGATAAGACTCAAGCATTTAATATGATTAAGTATACTTGGTATTATGCTGCATATCAATCTCCGTTCTTTCAACATTCTAATACAGATAGATCTAAGTTAATATTAAATCATATTATTAAAGATGATAAGTTTAAATTAACTAAAGAGTTAGAAGAATGTATTAAGATTTATGAAACTATTAATACTACTCCAGCAATGAAGTTATTTAGAGCAGTACAAGAATCTATTAATAAAATGGAAGAATTTTTTAAAACTGCAGAATACAATGAAGATAATATTAAAAAAATAACAGATACTATTATTGCTATGCCTAAAGTACAAGAAGCTATTCAAGCAGCTTTAAACAATTGTAATAAAGAACAATCTTCAGGGGATAAAATTAGAGGTGATAATATTTTAGGTATGTTTGAAAATCAATAATATATGTTAAACGACAACCCTTTTGTAATATGTGTAGACTACTTTCAAAAAACTAAAGAGTTTTCATATCTTGCTGAACAATATAATAGAACTGGATTATATACTAGTTCTATTACTGGAACAATAGAATATATTGAATTCTGGCAAGATGTTAAAGATAAATGTTTAAATGGATTTACAAATTCATGTGGTCAAAAAATTACAGGAATAAATTTCTTTTATTTAAACTTTTGTCCTATATTAGGTCTTAATGAAAAGACAGGTAAAAAATCTAAAATATTTCCAAGATTCATAGATTTAGATTATGAGTTTTTTTGGATGGTAGAATACTGTAGATTAAATCAATTATGTATGACTGCTGTTAAAGGACGTCGTCAAGGTTGGTCTTACAAAGCTGCAGCAATATGTTCTCATGAGTTTTATTTCTATCCAGATAGTAAATCTGTAATAGGTGCATTCTTTAGTTCATTTAGTCAAAACACCATGAATATGGTTGTTGATAATTCTAACTTTATTAATACTAATACTGAATTTAGAAAACAACGTAATCCTGATTTAAAGGATTTTATTAAAGCTAGATATCAAGCTAATGTTGGAGGTGTTAAAGTATGGAAAGGATTTAACAGTGAAGTTAAAGCAATTAGTTTTAAAGATAATCCTACTGCTGCTGTTGGTCTTAGTGCTAACTGGTTAATATTAGATGAAGCTGGTGTATTTAATAACATTGTAGATTCATATGGATATACAGAACCATTAATTAAAGATGGTAGTACTTATACAGGAGTAGCATTAGTATTTGGATCATCTGGAGATATGGATTCTGGAAGTAAATATTTTTATGAAATGTTTACTAATCCAGAAAAATATAATATGTTAGCATTTGATGATCCATTTAATCCTAATAGTAAAATAGGATTCTTTAGTTCAGCAACAAAAGGTAGATTGGGATTATGTCTTAATCCAGAATCTAAATGGTTTAAAAAACCAATGGTTGATGAAGATGGTAATTCTAATTATGAAGCAGCACAGCACGATATTAATTGGTTAAGACAAAAAGCTAAAAGTGGATTAGATCCAAAAGCAATACATAATATTACAACACAATTTCCTACTACTTGGAAAGAGGCTTTTCTTAGAAATAAAGGTAATGTATTTGGTTCTCCAGATATGTTAGAATGGTTAGGTGAACTAGAAAATATACCTAGTCTTAGAGGTCAGGCCCAAAAAGGAGAATTGTTTTTTGATGAAGGAAGTGTTAAATGGGTACCTAACAATGAGTTAGTTCATATTACAGATTTTCCATTAAGAAAAGATCCTAAGTCCGGAGAAAGTTATACAACTAATGGGTGTGCTGTTATATGGGAACATCCAGAAAAAACAGATAATGGAGAAATACCTACTTACTTATACATCTTAGGAATTGACCCTTATGATCAAGATAAATCTGAATCAGGATCTTTAGGTTCTGCAATAGTATATAAAAGGTTTTATAGAGCAGATAGAACTCATGATGTTATTGTAGCAGAATATACTTCTAGACCTGAAACAGCAGAAGACTTTTATGAAGTATGTAGAAAGTTATGTGTTTATTATAATGCTAAAGCTTTATATGAAAATCAATTAAAAGGTTTAAAAGTATACTTTGAACAAAAGAATTCATTACATTACTTATGGCAACAACCAGGAATCATTGCTGATATTGTTAAAGATTCTAGAGTACAACGAGGTTATGGTATTCATATGAATAGAGGTAGTGGTGGTTCAATGGGTATTAAAGATCAATGTGAACTTTACTTAAAGAAATGGTTATATGAAGAAATTGATGGTGAAATAGAAGGATCTAAAATACTTAGATTTAAAACTATTAAATCAATACCATTACTTAAAGAATTAATAGCTTATGATCGTGAAATAAATACAGATAGAGTTATTGCTATAATGTTATGTATATTACAAACACACGAGTTACATAGAATTCATGTAGAAGAGCTATCAAACGATACTAATCCTACTACAGGTTTCTTAGAAAAACTTTACCAAAAAGGCCGTATATTTAATAGGAAGAATTCCCAATTTAACGCAAGTACAAACTAATGAGTCAAGATATATATTCTAATTTAGGTGGTCAAAATTTACCACAACAAAAGTTACCCATGTCTAGTAAAGATAAAGAATGGGGTAAATCTTGTATTAATTATTATTCTAATTACCGATATACAAATGGTAGTAATTTACGTTCTGATAGATTAAGAAAGTTAATTAATTATGATTTATATAATGGTAAAGTAAATCATAAAGATATTGAAGCAATATGTGATCCATTAGGAGTTAATACTTCTAGTACATTTTCAGCTAGATTTCAACATTATGATATTATATCAGAACCAATTAGATTACTTATTGGTGAAGAAACTAAAAGACCAGATAATCATATTGTAGTTTCAGAATCTACAGATGATATAAATAGAAAAACTTCAGCAATTAAAACTAAGATAATGCAAGCTTTACAACAAGGACTTGCTTATCAAATAGATCCTAACGCTGATCCTAATAATCCACCACAACAACCAGAAGAAATACTTAAATACGAAAAATATACTCCTTCAGATGTAATTGAATCTAAGGCTAATAAAATATTAAAATCTTTAAAAAAGAAAGTTAATACAAGATTATTATTTTCTCAAGGATGGAAAGATGCATTAATTGCAGGAGAAGAAATTTATTGGATTGGTATTGAAAATTCAGAAGTTGCAATGCGTAGAGTTAATCCAGTTAATTTAACTGTAATACTTGACGGAGATACAACATTTATTGATGATGCTATTGCTGTAGTTGAAGAACGCATGTTAGCAATTAATACTATATTAGATGAATATGGTGATTCATTATCTAAAGATGATGTAGAAAAATTAGAAAATTATACTAGAGGAACTTTTGGTTCTTTTAATACAGCAGGTGGATTTGAACCTCAATTTGAAACAGTTAATGGTCAAAACGCTTTTGCTGGGGTTACACCAACTAATGCTTTTAATGGAAATAATAGTAATAACTATTCAATTCGTGTTACAAGAGTTGAATGGAAATCTATGAAAAAGATTGGTGAATTAACTTGGCCCGATGAAGAAGGAGAAGAACAAACAGAAATAATAGATGAATTTTTTAATTTAAAAATATTTAAACAATCTTTTCCAGAAGCTAAAGTTGAATGGTATTGGATTAATGAAGCTTGGGAAGGTGTTAAAATAGGTACTGATATATTTACAGAAATTAAACCTAAAGCCAATCAAAGACGTAGATTAGATAATCCTTACTATTGTAGATTAGGATATACTGGATTTATATACGAAGCAACTAACTCACAATCAGTTAGTGTAATAGATAGATTAAAACCTTATCAATATTTATATGATATTATTTCATATAGATTAGAAATAGCATTTGCTTCAGATCAAGGTAAAAAGTTTATTATGGACTTAGCACAAATACCAACAAGTCAAGGTATTGATATTGATAGATGGTTATATTATCTTAAAGAAATGAATATTGCATTTATTAATAGTTTTGAAGAAGGAAAGAAAGGTGCAGCTACTGGACAATTGGCCAATAAATTTAATCAATTTCAAGCTATTGATTTAAGTCTTAGTCAATCAATTCAACAATATATTAATATGTTGGATTACATTAAAACTCAAGTAGCATTTGTATCTGGAGTTACTCCACAACGATTAGGAGCAATTAATAACTCTGAATTAGTTGGTAATGTAGAACGTTCAGTTAATCAATCATCATTAATTACAGAGTATCTGTATGAAGCTCACGCTGAAGTAAAACGTAGAGCATATACAGCAATGATTGAAGTTGCTAAAATTGCTTATAAGAAAGGATTACAAGCTCAATATGTTTTAGATGATATGGGTATTGAAACTCTTAATCTAGAAGAAAATGAATTTGAGAATTCAGAGTTTAATGTATTTGTAACTAATAACACTAAAGATTTAGAACTTAAAGCTAAGTTAGATCAATTAGTTCAAGTAGCATTACAATCTGAAAAAATAGATTTATCTACTATTGTAGAAACATTAATGAATGATTCTCCTAGAGATATTGTTAGATTATTACAACGTAAAGAAGAAGAATTCTATAAACGTCAATCTGATAATTCTAAAGCACAACAAGATCATGAAATGAAAGTTGAACAAGTTCAACAACAAATGCATGCTGAACAAGTAGAATTTGATCATTTAAAATTAGATCAAGAACGATATATTGCTGAACAAAATAATGAAACTAAAATACAAGTTGCTGAAATTGCTGTATTTAACAAGCAACAAGATCTTGATCAAAACGATAATGGTATACCAGATCCTTCAGAAATTGCAGCTAATGCCTTAGCACAACAAGAATTAAGTTCTAAAATGTTTTTAGAACAATCTAAACTTGGACATGATAAAGCTAAACATGATTCTTTATTAGCTCAAAAAGATAAAGAAATTAAAATGAAAAATGATTTAGAGAATAAGAAGATTGAAGCTATTAAAATTCAGAATAAAAATCAAATTGAATTAGCTAATAAGAAGCATGCTGCAGATAAATTAACATTAAATAAAAAGATGGAAATTGAAAAAATGAAAATTGCAGCAGTTAGAGCTAAAAATAATAAAAAATAAATAACATTAAAGCTATTAAAAGTTACTTAACTGTGTAACTTTTATGATTAGGAGATCATAACCAAAACAGTTATATTTATAGTATATTACTAATAAGGCAAAACATGAGTAAGGAAACAAAAAAGGAATTTAACATTCTAGATACACCTTTTGGTGATGGCTTAGAGTTAGTTGTAAATGATGAATTTTCTAGTGATTTTAAAGAAAATAATTCAACAATTCAACCAATAATAGAATCTCCAATTGATGAAACACCAATTGATGATATTAAACCAGAAGTTAAAAAAGAAGTTAAAAAAGAAGAGTTTAAAGAAACTCCTAAAGTTGAACTTGAAGAGGAAGCTTCTATTGAAGATTCTAATTTCAAAGTTATCGCAGGTTGGTTAGGAGATAAAGGTTTAGCAGATTATGATCCAGAATCATTTGAAGATTCTGAAGATGGTTTAAAAAAACTAATGAGTTCTACAGTTGAACGTGAAGTGGAAAACTATAAAAAAAGTTTACCAGAAGATGTTCATAAATTGGTAGAATTTATTGAAGCAGGAGGTAATGCTAAAGATTTTATAGATGTATATTATAATAATACATCATGGAGTGATTTTAAATTAGAAGATGAAAATGATCATAAACTAGTTTTAAAAGAATATCTTAAAGCTCAAGGTGAAGATGATGAAGATATAACTGAAACATTAGATACTTATGAAGTATCTGGTATTTTAGAGAAAAAAGCTAAAACAGCTTTAAATAAATTACAAGCTTTTGAAAAGCAATATCAAGATCAAGTTTTTGAAACACAAAAACAAAATGCTGTTAAACAGAAAGAGATTAATAAAAAACAGTATGATGATTTTAAAGCGAATCTTTATGCGAAAGAAGAGATTCAAGGTTTTAAATTAACTCCAAAATTAAAAGATAATCTTTGGGATTATATTATGAAACCTGATAAAACTGGTAAAACAGGATTACAAAAACATAATGAAACTAATGAAAATGCTCAATTTATGTATGCTTATTTAGCAATGAATGATTGGGATATGAGTAAATTAGAAAAACAAGTAAAGAATAAAGTTAACGCTGATTTATCTAACAAACTTAGTAATTTTAAAGATGGTAGATCTAAATTAAAAACTGGACAATCTGATAGTTTTTCACAAGAAAAATCTTCTAGTAACTTTAGTGCGTTTAAACAAGCTCTTGAAAAAGGAACAATTTAACAAGAATAATTATTAATTTTAATATAAAATAAAAAATGCAAATCAGTCCTTTACAAATAACAAACGGATCTTGGCATGCTGGTCTTACACAAGATTCACATTTGTCAACTTTCTTTTTAACTGAACCAGCTTTAGCTAGTCAAGTTATTACTCGTATTTATAACAAACAAAATGGTTATAAAAATGCTCTATCATTCTTAACTGGTGGTATGGGTAAATCTAAAGAAATTGACGGTATTCAATATCGTTGGAATATCATCGGTGATAGCCGTAAAGCAATATCTATTACTCGTTCAGTATTTGATAATGCTACAAATATCGGTATCAATGCTACAACTTTTAAAATTGGAGTAAATGAGAAATGGTTCTCAGAAGGTGATGTATTATTATTTGATAGTCCTGATTACAAAGCTCGTGTAATTTCTGATCCTCAATTTGATGGTTCTGATCATATCTTAGTTTGTCAATTAGTTACTGCAGATATTACTAAATCTGTACCAGCAAGTTTATTACTTGTAGGTAAAGAAGTATCTAAAGAATACAACTTAGTAGAACATGATCATTCTCGTACATCTGGTGAAACTCATTATGCTACACCACTGATGTTAGAAAATTATATGTCTACATTACGTAAAAAATATTCTGTAACTGGTGCTGCTCACAGTCGTGTTATGGTTATTTCAATGTTAAATCCTGAAACTAATGAAAAAACTAACACTTGGGTAAAATATGCTGAGTGGGAATTTTGGAAGCAATTCATGGATGAAATTGAAATTATGTTAATGTTTGGTGAATCTAACATTAAAGCAAATGGTACTACTGACTTAAAAGGTGCAAGTGGAAATCCAATTTATTCTGGTGCTGGATTAGAAGGACAAATTGCTCCAGGTAACAAGCGTTTATTTACTACATTGAATGAAAAAACTATCCGTGATTTCATGGGAGATTTAGCATACAATGGTACAGAAGATGGACCTCGTGAATATGTTGCATTATGTGGTCGTGAGTTTATGAACTTATTTGATCAAGCAATGAAACGTTCTGCATCTGCATTTAACTTAGTTGATAGTCATTTTATTGGTGGTTCAGGTCAAGATTTATCTTTATCTGGTCAGTTTATGACTTACACTGGTTTAAATGGTGATAAAATTACATTAAAGGAATACAAGCCTTATAATGATACAATTAGAAATCGTTCTTTACATCCTCAAACTGGTAAACCAGCAGAGTCTTATAAAGCAACATTCCTAAACTTTAAATCTTATAACAAAGGAGAACCAAATATTCAAAAAGTATATTCTAAAGATCGTGAAATGGTAACAACTTACATTGAAGGAATGTATGGCCCTTACGGACCTAAGAAGAATGGTTCATCTGCTACTGCGGTAGACGGTTATACATTTGAAGCAATGACTGAATGTGGTATCATGTTACGTGATCCATCTGATGCAGCTCAAATGATATTAGACGTTTCTAACATTAGTTAATACATAAGGTTTTTAGAGAGTGTACCTTATACAAACACTCTCTTTTTTTAAACTAATAAAGGCAAATTATTAAACAATGGAAGAAGGAGTTAAACAGTATGTAATTAGACCTATTATACGTAATAAATTTTCAGGTCAATCTTACTATAATAAAACAGCAACTATTATAGCAGGTGCTCAGTTAAGTCAAACAGGTTTATATAAAACCGGATTATCTACAACAGATGTAGAACATTATGAGAAAGAGTTAAGTTTACCAAAAGGAACTCTAAGTAGCAGAAATGCTGATTTTTGGGGAGATATGGAAGTAAGATTAAGAAATGATAAATTAACTATTTTTAATATAGTTAATGCTCATGATGAAATAAAATTTAAAATGTTGCAACAACATGATTGGATAGCAAATTCTGAACATGAAGTTGAAGGAAACTCAACAGCTAGATTTTATATATACGATCCAGAAGCTGCTTCTAAAATTGAAGATGCTAAAATGGAATTTGAATTTGCAGCTATTGAAGCTTTCAGTAATGCAACTATTGAAGAAAGAAAAGGAATGCTAAGAATTTATGGTAAAAAAGGAGTTGATTCAATGACTGAAACCATGGTTAAAACTGAACTTTATAAACAAGTTAAGTCTGATCCAAAAGAATTTATTAGATTGGCTTTAGCTAAAGATACACCTGTAAGAGGGTTAATTGAAGCATTAATAGAAAAGAATATTATTAAAAAGAAAGGTACTTATTATTATAACGGTGAAGATCTTTTAGGTAGTTCAACAGATGAAGTTGTAAGTTACTTATCAGATTTAAAAAACCAAGCGGTTAAATTAGCTTTAGAAAGTAAACTTAAACCTAAAAAACAAAAAATTGACTAATGACAGTATCACAATTACATTTAGAATTTAAGTTTAGATGTGATAAATTAGACAGTTTAAACTATCCAAACTTCTTACCAGAAGAAATAGATTTATTATTGAATAATGCTCAAGACAGGTTAATTAAACAAAGATATGGTTTAAATAATAATAAAAGACAATCTTTTGAAGAAACTGAAAAAAGAACAGAGGACTTAAAAAATATTACTCAAAATGTAATATTAACACCTCTTCCTTATGATCCAGTTAATAACATTGATAGTCAAGCAAGATTTTTAATTCTTCCTATTGATCATTGGTTTACAATACAAGAAAGATCAAGTGTAACTTGTAGTTATTGTGGAGTACCAGATACAAGAAGAGTTGAAGTAATACCAGTAACACATACAGAAATATCTAAAGTATTAAAAGATCCTTTTGCACAACCAAATATTGAAAAAGTACTTAGATTAATGTTTAATGGTAAAGTTGAATTAATATCTAATTGTATAATTGTTGATTATCAAATGAGATATTTAAGACAACCAGTAACTATTAATTTAACAACAGGTGTTACTTGTGAATTATCTGATCATATACATTCAGAACTTATAGATTTAGCAGTAACAATTGGATTAGAAGGTATAGAAAGTAAACGTAATCAATCATTTAATCCATTAATTAATAACACTAACGAATAATAAAATTTAAAATGGCAATAACAACACTTTCCCCTAAATTCTCTTTAGGAGCATTTTTACCAAATGTTAAAATACTATCTGCAAAAGTTGATGAAATTATCAATTATACAAATGGTACATTAGGTATCGTAACACAACTTACAAGTATAACTACTGGTATTACAACAAATTCAACTAAAGGAGTAATTACAACTGTACCATTAACAACTGCAGCAAGTACTGTAGCAGGACCATTTGTAGTAACTAATTCTAAAGTAAAATCTAACTCTGTAATTAATGTAACAATTGAATACGCTAATGGTAAAACAGGTTTTCCTGTAGTATTAGCTGAAGCAGTAACAAATGGATCTTTTAATATACGTTTATTAAATGCAAGCACATTAGCAGCATTAAATGATGTTGTAAAAATTCACTTTCAAGTAATAAACTAATTCATATCTAAAATAATAAATTATAAAAATTAAAACAAAATGCATAAAGTAAGAAATCTTTTCGTAGGTAATGGATCCGCTCTTGAAACTACAGTAAATACATTAACTCCTGGTAAATTAGGAGTATTTGGTACAGACCAAAATATCTTAACTGCAGCATATGCTGCTTCAGGTCCTACAGATAATATTCAATTTTCTGAAACATTTGCCGATGGTTCATTTAAAAAATCAATGTTCGTAAATGGTCGTTCGATAACACAAGCTCGTACTGAAACTTATAAACCGGCAACTCGTGAAGTTTGGTCTATTGGATTTGATCGTAAATTAGCTGTTGGTACAATTGAAGTTAATCCTTCTTCTGACTACACGTTTTCTATCAGATTTAAAAATGATAAAACATTATATTCTGAGCGTCCTGAAACATTAAGAGGTAACTTTACTTCTTCTAATTCTGCTACTCAATTAACTATTGCAACTCAAATTGCTGGTGTAATTAATACAAGTGGATTTAAAATACAAATTGCAGCAGTTGTAGTTGGTGATGGTACAGGTACTAATGGTTTAACAGGAGCTGTTAATTATGGTGTTGAAATTTCAGCATTAGATATTACACAATTTCAATCTAGTAGTTATAAAGAAAACCGTGTATATTTTTCAGTTCATGTAGATCATGCTACAGGATTTGGAGCTACAACTACTTTTACTCAAACTTCTGCAAATTCATTTGGTGAAGGAACTTATAACTTTGTTTATAACAAAGAAAACTTTGATTATCAATATGATGGTTTACTTAATCGTAGATTATGGCCTGCACAAAGTGTTAAATTTAATTCAAATGCTACTCCAATTGCATCTGCAGCAATCACTCCAACAGCTACTACAGTATTAGGATCAGATACTATTACTTTATCTGCATCTGTAGCAGCAATTTTAAGACCAGGTGAATTAATTACTTTAGCAGGTGTAAACTATGAAATTAAATATTTTATCAACCCTACTGTTGCAGTATTAACTGTTCCTTATGCAGTAACTGGTGCTAGTGGTGTATTAATAACTGTACGTTGTTTTTATTCTTTTATTGTACTTCAATTTACAGATATTAACAGTACAACAGGTGCTGATTCAGTTTCTATGAGTAACAAATTAATATTTATAGCTACTCCAGCAATTGATCCAGTTACTCCTTGGGTAACTTTTGCTGCAGCATTAACTGTAGGTTCTACAGAAGGAGCTTCTTTGATTACTAAGTTAAATACTTGGTTAGCAACTACTCCTGCTAATCCTGCTACATTAGCATTCTAGTTCTTAGAATTGCTAACTCACTATACCATTCGGTATATCAATCTTTAAAGCCTTAATTAGTATAATGAGCCCCTGGTTTTTCTTCCTTAAAGTTTCCAGGGGCTTTATTTATGCTCAAAAATTAAAATAAACAAATGGCACTTATACCTCAAATATCACCATGTGTAGTCAATGGATGTAGTCAAATAAAGATTACAGAAACTACTGGTATATTTTCTTCAAGTAATCTTGGTGGATATGAAACACCAAATGTATTATTATCAGCTATTACCTCAGCTACATTAATTATAACTTCTCCAAGTTTAGTTACTTACACAATAAATTTATTTACTTTAGGTTTTCCTTCAAGTAATTCTAATTTTAGTTATACAATACCTACAACAACATTAGGATTAACTAATATTGAAGATGGTCAATGGGTTTTTATTTATACTGTATCTGATGGAACAACTTCTTTTACAAGTACAAAATATAGTCTATTTTATTGTAACTCAGAATGTTGTGTATCTAAAAAATTAGCTAATTTAAAATTAGAAGATTGTGATTGTTGTAAAACAGATACTGATTATGATGATTATATATTAACTCAAACAATGTTAGAATCTTTAAAAGATGCTGCTAAATGTGGAGATTCTTTTAAATTTTTTAAAATTAAAAAAATAATTGACAAGTTATGTAAAAATATTAACTGTAAAACTTGCAAATAACAAATAAAAACCTTATATTATATATACTATGTGTACAGATTGTAATGAAATAACTATACCAGTTGGTACTACTGGTGCTACCGGTCTTACAGGACCACAAGGTCCTACAGGACCTACAGGACCTACTGCAAATGTTGGAGGTTTTACTCATTATTTAGGTGAAGCTTTTAATGGTGGTATTATTTACAACTTATACAAAGGGGCTGATGGTTTAGAACATGGTTTAATAGTTGCACTTACAGAAAGTACTGCTGTATGGCAAACTGTAGGAACATTACTTAATGCTAATCGTACAGAAGATGGAGTTTATAATACAAGTTTAATGACAACTAGTCCTGCTGCTATTTATATTGCAACTTTAGGACCGGGTTGGTATTTACCAAGTATTGATGAATTAGTAATATTACATCGTAATCGTTATTATGCTCAAAAAAGTTTAAGATCAGGTGGAAATACTTTAATATCAAATACAAATACAAATGCTTATTGGAGTAGTACTGAATTTGATATATCTACTTCTTATGGTTTTTATTTTAATGTTGGTTATGATAGTACTATAGGT